CGCGAAGTCACTGGCCACGGCGGCGCCTTTAGAGGGTGTCGCCGAGGCAGATATCGCCGACCGTGTCGGCGGATGCCGCAGGCGCCGCCGCGAAACCGAACAGCGTGTTGTTCGTTGCCGTCTTGGTGAAGTTGTCGGCGGTGGCGTCGTAATAGACCTTGTCACCAGCAGCCCAAGCGGTGCCGGCGGCCTTGGTGTAGGAGTAGACGCCTACGCGGCCGATGGCGACATCTCCGCCCTCAGCGGCGGTGCTGGCCGCGAAACCGCGTAGCGAGCCGATGACGACTGGCTTGCCGGAGATGGCGCCTCCGGCCGGGGCCGGGACGGTCAGAGAATTGCCAGGCTGAACATAGTTTTTCATGATCGTATTTCCTTCGCAGGAATGGCGGCAGAGCCGCGCGAGATAAGGTGGCTGGCTCAATCGGGGCCGGGCGATCCGGCCCCGAACAATTCCGATTACTGGCCGGGGTTCTGGTAGCCGAAGCGGAAGTCGGTCGCGCCGACGCCGAAGTCGTGCTCGACCGACATCGCGAAGCCCTGGCGGCCGAACGGCTCCTCCATGCGAACACGCGGTGCCTCGTATCCGTCCAGCAGTCCGTAGCGGTAGTTGGAGCGACCGCTGGCGGCGTCGGGAAGCAGGTTCCAGGACTTGCTGCCGATCTGAGGCGTCTCCAGCGGCTCAAGCCGACCCGAGAAGATATTGACCGTTGCCATGGTGGCCGGCGTGATCGACGCGACGAGTTTTTCCGCGTCGGTGATCGTGTCGGGACCACACAGAATGATCTTGGGCGCGTTGTTGAGCAGCGGCTGATCGTCGATCGATTTCTGTTTCGACATTGCAGCGCGGCCCTTAGCGACTTCGTCGACGCTGATGGCGGCTCCAGCACCCGTGTTCTTGTGATCGGCATGGAACACGGTTTTGCCGTCCGACAGCTTCGCGTTGAACGCCTCGCTGTAGAAGACGACCTCTTCGAACAGGGCAACCGTATCGCCATATGAGGCCAACAGCCTGGCAATGGCGCCGAGGTCGTCGTTGACGATCATCTCGCGGGTGATGGCGATGGCGCGCGCATAGGCGAATGCCTGCGTCACTTCGGCCCCTTCACCGAAGCTGCCATACTTGATCTCGCCGTCCTGTGCGACGCGCTTCAGCATCGGGTAATCCCCGATCTTCACGGTCTTGTGCGGCCTGAAATCATGGAAATCCGAACGCAGGGCGATGCGCCGATAGGTCGGCTGCGCCAGAGCGTAACGACCCTCAAGCGAACGGTTGACGGCGCCTTCATAGATGGCCGGGAAGTCCGAAGTGGAATTCGCCGCGCGATCCATCAGGTCGTCGAGTGCGCGAACGCTGTCGATCCGGCCACGATGGCCGATCGCCTCGGCGATGAACGACGAGAAACGGCGCATCTCCATGAAAGGCCGCGCAGGCTCGGAGGGGCCGTTGTTGGGAAGCGGCGCGCCCATGCGGTAGGACAGCGCCTCGGTCAGGGCATTGCGGCGCGTTTCGTTCTCGTCGCGAACAACGCGTCCTGGCGCCGTGCGCGTGCGGTCGGACTGGCCGGCCAGGTGCTCGAAAGCCTGCGTGCGGAACGCGTCGACCGAGGTGCTGGAGCGGATGGCAGCTTCGATTGCGGCGGCGTCCATACCGGCGCGAGTGCCGATATTGAGGATGTCGGCGGCGCTCGTACCGTTGCCGTTGCCGGCGCCAGCCTGTGCCGGTTCGTTTCTGGCCTCGCCGTCATCCTCGTCGGCAAGCTTGTCCATTGCCGCACGGATCTGCGCGATCTCATTCATGATCGCCTGATGATCCGTCTCGATCGAGCGGGCCATTTCCTCGGACGTGTCGTCCTTGAGTTCGGCCAGCTTGGCAGCCGCGCGAGTTTCGGCCTCGCGGAGCTTCTTGAGAAGTTCCTTCATTAATCACTCCTATCGATGTGATGCCTTGCCCAAAGGCCGGGATTTTGTGTCGGGCACTGGCTCGCGAGGTCTAGCGGGCCGAGGCGAGCGACCGCATGCGCATGCGGATGCGGCGCGCCTCATTTTCACCGGGCGCTGCCCGGAATTCGCAGCGGTAGGTCGGAGCGTCGTCCGCCCGCACCTGGGCTTTGATGTCTGCCGGGATTGCGACAAAGGAGATTTCGAACGGCTCCCAATCGACGACACGCCAGACTGTCGGCTCTTTCTTTTTGTCGACCTCGATTTTCAGGCGCTTGTAGCCGACCGAGAGCGAACGGATGATGCCGTCGACGATCTTGCGGAAGACGCGATCGGCGTCGGGATCGTCCTCGGCCTTTGGAAACCGGACGATCGCCCGGCCTTCGCCTTTCTCGATCCATGCACGGTCGACGACAGCCAGCATGGACTTGAGACCACTAAAGCGATCGTGGTTGTCGAGAACGGGCGCACCGGCATTCAGGCGGTCGAGGCGGATGGCCTTTTCCGAAACCACCAGTTCCTCGACGTACCGCTCGCCAGAAAACCAGTCGATGCGCTCGACGGGTGCGCCGGTCGTCCACGTCACCTCGATCGTGCGCGACTCCGCGTTGATTGTCGTGATCGGCGCAGACCGCGATTCGAGCGGCAAGTCGCGCTTGCCATCAGTCGTCGTTGGCGTTCGGGGCTTGCTGGCCATTGTCGAAAGATCCTTTCATCGGCTTGCGACCGTCGATGTCGAACGAAAGGCCTTCGCCGTTTCGCTGCTTGTCGAGGAAATCGAAGAATGATGCTGTGTCGGCCACCACTTCACGCCAGTCGCGACCCCACGCCGCAATGAACTCCTGGGGCGAAATGCGTCCCGAGCGAACGGCGAGAATGTCCGCCTCGAGGTCCTTCTTGGGGTCGATCGGCTCAACCGCGGGCATGATGAACGAAAGGCGATATCCTTCCTTCCGGTCTCGGAGGCTCCCCGCCAGAATGGCCCGATCAAACAGCTTCCGATGCACGGGAGCGATCAACTGCGGGACCATGCAAGTCCATTGGAACTGCTCGACAAGGCGTCGGAACTCGATCTTCCCAGCGCGCAACGATGAGAAGTTCGCGCCGCGAAGGTCACCGGTTAGCTGGTCGTATGTGATACCTGCTCCGGCGGCCATCGCCTGCATTGCAGCTATGTAGACCTCGCCGAAAGCGGTCTGCGACGATGGATTGGCGAACACGACCTCGCCATCACCGATGTCGGCCAGCATGCCAGGCTCGATGCGGGTCAGCGCCTGCCCACCGGGAGCGGTCTTGCTTTGCGAGGCTAGGGGCGACATCCCCCCGCTGGGTCGCTTGATGAAACCTGCAAAGCAGGCTTCCGTTCGCGCCTTTACGAGGGTGGCGTCGATTAGCTCTTGGACCTCCTTCGCATTGAGCAAGATCGGCGCGAACCAAGGTACGCCTCGCACTTGCCCGAACCGCAGAGGGCGGAAAACGTGCGACAGGTCCCCCCAGGCAACGAGGTTCGATCGAACCGAACCAAACCTCATCTCGCCGGGGTGATCTTCGAAAAGATGGAGGCCTTTTCGGCGCCCCCATTTTCCAAGCTCCACACCAAGGCGAATATCCAGGTCAGGCGAGGAAACGTCCTTCGCCGTGTCGATAAGGTCGCCCTCTAGGCCTTGCAGGCGAAAGGGAATGGTTCGGCCGGCATCCGCCGGGCTGATGTCAATGTGACGAACGACAGACTCGCCGCCCTCAATCAGCGTTCGCGCTGTGACCGCCTGTATGCCTGGCCAATCGAGGAAGCCTTCGACATCCGCATTCTCGGAAAACTCCTCAATGACAAGCTTTGCCTGATTGTCGTGCCTGTCGGAGCCCGTGTTAGGGGATGCGATAATTCCGGTGCCAACGGCATGGGACGTGAAGACATCGAGCATGCGCCCGCCTGCCCAAGAGTCCCGAACAAACTCTCGAGAACGATTTCGCAGATTTGCCAGCGACCCGCCGATCTCGGCATTGGCCGACGTTCCGCGCCCTGTCCACGATTTGGAACGCCGTCCGTTCCGCGCCGCCGCATATGAGCGCTCGCCATAGAAGTCGAGAGCCTGACGCGCGGCTATCCGCCGAACCCCCCACACCGGGGCCACAGCGCCGATGATGCGATCAAGAACGTTCATTTACTGTCCACCGCAGTATTCAGCAAAGGAGATGCCGGGGCGAAACGCCTCGTCGATTTCGGACTTGATCACGTCGCGCGCCAACAGCATCTCGCGCATCGACTGGTATTCAGCCTCGTGCGTCTGGAACCTAACCTTACGCACGCCGCTGGCGATGGCCTTTTCGATCCTGTCGAGATCGCTTTGCGTCCAGGCCATCAATATCCATCCCAAAATGATCCGCCGCTCTCGCCGCCCCAATCGGTCGCGGCCTCGCTTCGGTTGTTGGTCGTGTTGGTCGCCGGCGGCTCGCTCGGTCGCTGCACGGCGAGCGGCAGCGTCGCGAATAAGTCAGGGTTCTTCACAATCTCCGGCGCGCAGCGCTCGGCGATCAGTTCGGACCATTGGTCGGCGGTGAGGCGCGACAGGCCGAGATAGTCGGCCAGCGCGTCGTTGTAGATCGTGCAGTCGAGGAAGTGGTTTTCCTCGCCTGCTCGCGGCTTCCAGATGCGGCGGACCCGGCCGCGATAGTTTTCGTTGGCCAGGTATTCCGACGTGATCTGGCGGAAATAGACCTCGTCGAGCCACGTTCCGAAGTGGCAATAGCCCGACGGATCGCGCTCCTGCCCCGCCTTCACACCTTCCTTGCGCAGGTCGTCATAGTGGGCGCCCTTCAGCGGCCACGTTCCAACACCCCACACATGGACGCCGTTGCGGATACGCTTGCCATTGAAGTCGATGTCGACCGCCTGGCCAGTGCCAAGCGCCGGCCGAGACCAGCCATCAAGGCCCTTCAAGGCAAAGGCGCCGACGCGACCGCGCACCCACGTATAGACGACATGGCTACGGAAGCCCGAGTCGACGCCGAAGGCATCGACCCGGCGCGAGCCGCCGAAGGCATCGGGCCACGACCGCTCGTAGATTTTCGCAAGCTCAAGGAACGCGCCCGAGTGGGGGTCGTTCGTTTCGCCTTCGATGATACCGGCATCGACAATCCATTTCTGCCGATCCGGCCCGTAGGCCTTCACCTCCCAATAGAT